GGTGCTAGACCTTGTAAAATATTAATACATAATAAAATTGTAGAGCCTTTAGCAGATATTGTATTAGAAGGTAGGTTAAAAGAAGTATTGGTTGATGTATTTGAAGGGAGTATTAGAGTTAATGAGGTAGTATCAAATACTTATGAACAATCTTAATATTTATCCTTGTTATAATTATTAAGTTAAATTTGAAACTTTAATTATGAAAATTAAATAACCGCCTAAATAAGGCGGTTTTATTTTATAACTTTACCTTACCTATACATAATGTTGGTATAATTATAAATTTTCAGTCCAAGATAATGATGCCGACATATCCTGTACTCCACCTGAAATAATCTGTGATGATAGCACTAAAATCTCATTTGGAGAAACTTTCAAGTTCCAAGGGGTTAGATCTAAAACTAAAGGGGAAGATGCATTAACAATAAATGAGGCTATCTGCCTCCCAGTATTAGGAACTATTAGAACATTATCAGTAGATATTTCAGATATAAAATTATCTTTTTCTATATAAGAGAAGTTTGGTTCTACTTGGAAATCAGGATTAATGGTTAGTTTAAATATAATATTTTTACTACTGTCAGTACCTGCAGATAAAAGTAAAGGTAATATATCTGTTCTATTTGCTTTTAAATTAAATTCAAATCTGTTACGTACTGTTAATAAATTAACAGGATTTGTACCTATACCTAAACCTACACCTTCGTAAGAAATAAAAGGAGTTTTATTTAAATCTTTACCTTCAATAAATCCTGCTGCAGAAGCTCCTCTTACAACAACATCGGTGGTATTAGTTCCTCTATTACTTACTAACCAACCTAACCTAAATTCTGGAGTATTAACATTAGTTGTTATATTTTTATTAGTATATTCTATTGTGTGGACTAAAATATCCATTCCTGTTTTTTGATTTTCTACATAAAACTTTGTGTTTCCGAATCCTAGGTATTTAAAACTTATAGAATAGATATTACCTTTTTCAGGGTCAAGCCAAGGTACTATATTTCCATTCCAATCACTTTGTGGTATACAAGTAAAAGTAGCCTGAACACCAGATACTAATTTAGTAAAGTTAGCTGTAGCTGTACCACTGGAGAAGCTAAAAGCTCCTTTAGGTTCTGGGACCAAAGCCATTATTGTCACAGTACTATTATTAGCACTAAAAAGAAATAGGGAAGTTTGAGATTTTAGACTTGCAACTATCTGTTGTGCATTTTGTTCTGGTGTACCAGATGTTAAAGGTACAATATAAGATGTGTCATCTATAGTTATTGTAGCATCTTCTGCCAAAATTGCACTAGAAGTGATCTCTAAAGAGTATTGTTCTACCACACCTCCTTTAGAAATAAGTATCCCAAAATCTCCATCTAGATAACCAAAACCAAAAGAGTTTTCAGAATTTATTAAACCAGCTAATTGAATTCCTGAAGTAGTACCATTAGTAAACAAAGAAGAAAATTTAGCTAAACAGCCTTGACCTGCTCGGTAATGTAAATGCTCGTTTGATGTTATAGTCCCTAAACCAAAAGGATCTGTTCCGGTATTCACATTGAATAGATTATTTTCTATTGAAGCGTTTCCAGTAGCTGCGGAGAAGTGTATTAACTCATCTGTTAAACCATATTGAGATGATATTTGAACCATAGGTGTAGGTTCTGCAACCTTTACTTCACCAAAAGAAGTGGATGGAAGTACATTACCTAATACCCCACCTTGTTCCGGATTTAATATAGACATAATTATAACTCCTGTACTATAATGGAAACTTCACTTGTAGAAGAAGTTCTAGCCCAAATAGTTAAACTGTTTATTGTAACTACCTTACTAGGTTCTACCCCTCTTAAAACTGTCATAATTTCCCCAGACCAATCTGAAGTATCAGGTTCTGTATTAGATTCTTGTAAAAATACTCTGTTAGTACCTTGATTTTGCAATCTAATTGCAGTTCCTATGGAGATACCTGATTCTAGGTTTATATTAAACCACTCTCCGTTGTAATCACCTTTTATATGTACCATAATTTTTTCCAAATATTAAATAATATAGAGATTATAGACTAGGTAATCTCTAAACCTATGTAAGTATTGTACCACAAAATAGTTGTTGACTTCTATACAGTTGTATGTTAATCTTTTTATGATTAAAAATGTGATAATTTTAAATGAAGATACTATTATATATTTTCTTGAAGAGTTTGTGGAGGTTTAAGAATGACAGATTTAACAAATTTCAAACCACGTAAAATTGAACCAATAAAATTATGGAAACCTTCAGTAGTAGAAACTATTACTATAGGTAAAGGTGAACACTACCCAGAAGTAATTTCTTTAGTTGAATTATACAATCCTGAAGATCTAGAATATCCAGAACATTACGCAATGGTACAACACAAACGTAACCAAATGCCACATATGTTGATGAAAGATACTTCAGATAAAGGTGATAATTGGTGGTGGAAGGTAATTAGTCCTGAATTGTTTTGTTCGTTGGAAGAGGTTATTTATACCTACCACCAACAACCTAACAAACAACTACAGGCTTATACTTTCCTGTACACGTATTTGTTAATCACAGCGAATATTGATATTCATAAAGATTTAGGAGTGTTATAAATGTCGGATTTTAAAAATGATAATATTTGGTTAATGAAGGGTGATTGCCTTTAACGTATGAAAGAGATTCCTAACAATTGTATAGATTTCATTAAAGTTATGAATAATGACGGAAGTAATGGAATTAAGTTACATCCTACACAAAACCTGTCGAATTAATGGAGTATATGATTAGAACCTATACTGAACTTAACGAAACAGTTTTGGATTTTACAATGGGTAGTGGTGCAACTATCAAGGCATGTGATAATCTAGGACGTAAAGCTATCGGAATTGAAAATGGATTCTGTAGTAAAATAGGACACAAATATTAAGGTATTCATTGGGTAGATGTTCTTGTTCAGGAAATTGATCTTAAGTAGTGGCTAGGTACTTTAACCTTTTGTGATCAAGATTACTTTAATATCTATACATAACAGTGTATAAAAACCCCCTTAATGTAGACTTATTTACAAATTAGTGTTGAGAGTTTCCTACCTTAAAATAAAATCCCGTAGACTTAATCTACGGGATTAAAAAAAACTATTGTCATATTAACGTTTACTTAGTTCTTCTTTAAACTTCTTAATCATATTACCGAGTTTCATTGTACGATTAAGTTTCACTCCGAATTCTTCTTCTGCATACCTGTCTAACTCTAACCGATCTTCAGAGTTATTCTCAAGAGACTCAATCCACTCCCAATCAGGTTCTTTGATTTTAGGTTCCTCAGATTCCACTACCTCTACAACAGTTTCTTCTTCAACTACTTCCAGATCTTGTGGTATTAAATCTTCTTTATTTTCTTCAACTACTTCTTTTTCTTCTTTTTGTTTTTGTAGGGTCTCTTTATCTTCAATTTGTAAGCCATAAAATACTGTTCCTCTATTACGACCTGCTGAGTATGTAGATAAGATATCATAATCTGAACCTAACCCATCGTTAAGTGCTTGACACAACCCCTTAGCACCTTGACCACGATATTGAGTACCATCTCTACCTACCACACATACACGTGGCATAATAAGACTATTCTGTAGGTGTAATTCATCGTGACGATCACATAACCATTTCTTAAGTTCATCTAAGTGATAATATTGAAATACATTCATAAAAATTCTCCTTTACATTTACTGTATAAAAACTATTATAACATGTAAACATTATGAAAAACAAAAAGGGGAGAGCAAAAGCCCTCCCCTTAATTAGAATTGCCTAAGATTAAGATAGGTCAAACTCAGTAATCAGTTCTGGCATAGTGTTAACTAGGGCCATTGAAGTTTCAGATTCAATTACAACAGAACGGTAGTTCTCTTTCATGAATAAGTATGAAGCTTCAGCGATTTGGTTAGCGTGTTCAACTGTATCTGCAGGAGCGTAAGCAATCTGGAACATACCGTCGATACCCATTGGCATAACGTAAGCTTTACCATCAGCAATCTTACCAGAAATATCTTCTAGAAGAACGACACCTTTGTGACGGAAGATTTTGTTGTTACGGTTACCAGATAGACGTTGACGTAAAGGCTCTTGCTCAGAAGCATAAGATTCATAAGCAGCTACAACTTTAGCAGAGTTAACAATGTCTTCAAAACGCTTAGAGTTAACAATAGCAATCATTTCATAAGCATCAGCATTATCACCAGCATTTGCGATAACATTTTGACGAGCTTCTTCAAACTTAGAGAATATATCATCAGAGGCTAAAGTGATAGACCCAGTGTTACGTGCTTTACCCCAAACAGTAGAGAAGTTTTTAGCTAGTGCAGTATCAACACCACCTTTCTTAGCGTGAACCTTGTTGTCAATCAATGCAGTGTAAAAAGCATCACGACGAAGTTTAGCATGTGAACGTTGAATACGTTGGACACGACGATTAACTAAATTGTCAACAGATGCAGGAGCATCCTCAGTACCCCATTGACGGAAACCTTGAACTTCAGAAGGAGTAGTTAGTTTATCTAATGGGAAGAAAGGAATACGGAAGCTTTCTTTTTGAGCTTCATCATCCCCAGAGAAATGACGGTCACCGCCACGAGAAGAAGCTTGCATTTCATCTTCACCCAAAGTGACACGTTCAAACTCGTGAACATCTTGAGTACCGTAGTGTACGTCAGCTTCTTGAACTAGACCGATTTCTTCAAAGATTGAGAATTCACGAGGTGCTAATTCCATTAGTGGAGTGTAATCAGTTACACCGTAATCTCCTAAACGAGCAGTCATATTATATATCTCCTATTATAATTATTGTACTTTTAGACCAGAAAGAAGAGGAAGTGCTTCGTCATTGTATGCAGCGTCAGAGAATTGCATCACTGAACCGTCTACGATAGCTGAACGAACAACACCACGTGTAACTATTGTATCACCAACTTCGTATTGGTCGATTTCAGGGCAATCAAGGATCATGTCTACAGTTGCTGCAGCAGCAGCAGCAGCTTCAACACCACCAACTAATAGAGAACCATTTTTCATTGTAGCTGTTTTTACTACAGTTACATCTTCATGAGAATAAGCGTTACCACCCAGTTCAGTTTGAACACGAGCAAGAACAACTTGTGTACGTTTCATAGTTGCCATTATACTATTTCCTTTTTAATTACTTGTTTTGTTCTTTACGTGCTTTAACTAGAGCAGTAAGATCTTGTGTACGTTGTTTACCTTCAGAAGTAGCTACGGTTGTTTTAGATGAAACCTCACCTTCCACTCCGTCTTGTTTTTGACCGAAAGATTTTTTTATTTCTTCAACTTCTGCTTCAGCAGCTTTAACAGCTTCCTGCATACCGTCGAATGCTTTAAATAGTGCAGCACCAAACTTATCATCTACAGATGTAAGTGCTTTAACTAAAACTTCTACTTGGTCTTCTTCAACACCTTTGAAACCTTTTACAAGTTCAGTAGTGTCTTCTTCAAGTTTGGCTTTTTCTAATTCTGCAACTTTAGCTTGTTCAGCTTCTGCAACAGCAGCTTTGATCAATTCCTGAACAGCAGCACTTTTAGTTAGCTCTTCTAGGTCAAGATCTTCAATCTTAACTTTATCTGTCATAGTATCCTCATTGACAATTTTAGGGTCTTCAGTATTACCCTCAGTTGCCCCTTCATCATCAACACTTGAATCAGGGTCGTCAGAGTCAGTTTTAAGAGGTAGCTCATTAGAACTTTCTCCATCAATTTTATCTGACAAGGTTTTCAACCAATCAGCAGCTTTAATAAGCTCCTCACCAGTATCAGAATCTATATACATATCTCTATGTTTAACATGCTGAATTTCTCCTTCACCAAGTTCTATTACACTATTATCTGAGATAAAATATTCAATAGCGAATAACTGGTCTTGGTATCGGAAAATTACTAAATCTTCATTGAAATCAACAACCCATAAATGAAAACAATCTTTATTATTACTTGGTATATCTCCACGCAATTTATCTTCAAGAGCTTCTTCCAATGCTTTTCGTTTATTTTCGAATGTTGCTTTATTTAATTCTTCTTCAGTGAAGACTTTATTAAGAGATTTCATTAACTCTTTATTGTTTATGTTTACACCTTTACATTTAAATAAAAGTGCATCTGGACGATTATTGGCACTAAAACCTTGAGCCTTGCATGTTACTGCAAGATGTGGATTGTTACCTCTGACATTAAGATTAGTCACCTCTTGATAATCATCAAGATTATATTCCATAATATTTCCTTAATTTTCTTGACATCAGTTGATAATTATATTATAGCATGGAAAAATTTAACTATTCAACACTAATACTAATAATTAACATTAAGATTCAATATTTTTATTCTTAGGTGGATTTACTGTACCCCAAAACCTAGGACTGACACCTGCAATCTCTAAAGTTCCTTCTTCTGTAGGTACTGTCCTCATACTCCACAAATTAATATCATTCCATTTAACTTCTGCAACCCAAGTACCTTCTTTTACTAATGTATCTCCAATAATGGCATCGGTAGGCATAATATAATGTTTAACCAGTTCTAATTGAGTACCTTCTACATCTTTAATATGGAATAAGTTCATAGGTATTTTTTCACCAGTTTCTTCTTCAACTGCCAGCCAATCTTCACGAGCCTTTTCTAAAGTTTCAGGTCTATACCAGTGGCCGTGTGCATCAGGGATATAAGGTTCGCAGATAATTTCTACACTAATTCGTTGTTCTTCTTGAAACTGTTTAATAAGTAATTGCTGACCTGAAGATTTCTCCATTTCTTTATTTTCCTGTTCTATAATATTACGAGACCAAGAATAGCCAGCATCTCCACCCCAACCTAACCAAGCCTGTTCTGCTTTGCTGTTACCTTCTTTCCAAGAACCACTAGATTTATTAACCTCATGTCTAGAAAAGAAAGAGTACATACGTTTAACAGTTTCTAAAGAAAGATTCTCACGTTTAATCAGTTGATTTGCACGAGTAAGACCTATTTTTGTCATCCCTTTATTACTTTCAGGTTGTGAATCCCTAATATCTAGAGCACGTTGAGCATTTTTAGCCATTTGCTCTGTAGGTTTGAATGAATCTTTAGCCTTTTGAAGTTCAAAATTAAATTGATCCTCTGGGATATCACAAAACTGTGTCATATCCACTAAGGCTTTCTTTAACTTCTCTAAACCTTCACGAAACTTACTTCCAGACATTGCCGATCTCCTTTTCTGGATTGTTTAAAATTTAAATATGATATTAAGATGCATTGTTAGCATTAGTGTCACTATTAATTTGAGTATTATTACCTTGACCACCACTGCCCTCACCTGTACCTACTTTAGATGGATCTTCAAATGTAAACATCATAGATCTTATATCGTCAGTTGTTGCATTTTCTGGTACACGGTAATCTACGTTCAGGTCTTCTAATAAGTTATTTACCACATCAGGAACTGCAGGTAACAGCCTAGCAACTCGGTTAATGTATTTACCTTTCTCATCATAACTGATTGGCTGCACGGGTCCATGCTCCCAATAAGGGATCTCATCATAAGATAAATCGGTGTAACCATTAATACGTAGTAATAGTGGAAATACTTGCTTGTTCCACATTTCATCAACAATCATATTATCACGATCACTAATAAGAGCGGCCATACTTGATTGTCCTTCATGGAGGTTCATACTACCACCTCCATTCTCTCCTGTGATTAAGTGTTGTGATGAAAGTACATTGTATATAGCACGTTTCTTTTGTTCTATTATTTCTTCAATGGCGAAATTTTTTCCACTACCTTCGATCCCCTTGAATTCCATATCGTATTCTCGGAGACCAGTACCACTATCACCTTGAGAGTCAGAAGGTAATACTACGTATGTTGCATCTGCAGTGTGCATCTTCTCCATATTATCTACAAGTGTTTTAACTTGTAACGCTTC